AGGGAAATATATTCAAATATGTTGATCGTTATCAAGATAAGAATGGTATTGAAGACTTAGAAAAAGCACGTGAGTACACTCATAGATTAGAAGAATTTGAAAAGAAAGTGAATGGTGAAGATAATGAGTTTATTCAGTGAGTCGAATGGAATTAATTACTTTGTTATTCAAACACCTAAAGATGAAAAGTTTGATGGTGTAATTCTATTAAGTTCAGATAAAGGTGTAAATAAGGATGATGTTTCAGAATTTTTAACAGTTTTAGAACAGTATGTACCAGCAACAATTAGAGTTATTTGGGTCGGTTCATCTACTGTTTGGGGCGCTTATCCCGATAAAGATAAAAAATTATTTTTGATTTCTGGCGATGCAAAGAACAATGAATCAGATACCAACATTCGAAATACAGGAATCTATATTGAAAATATTTTGAGATCTATGGGGTATGAAGCAAAGCAAAAGGATGGCTTTAATAATGACATCGAAAAATAAAGTGCCAGAAGGATAAGAAAAGAATTAAAAAAGGAAAGGCAGGAGAATAAGGATGAACCCAATAAAAATTAGTGTAGATCCAAATGATTATGTCTTAGTTCAAACAGAAGAAAAAGATGAGGAGCTTATTATTCGGGCTTTGGTTGTAGCTCTTGTTGAGAGAGGCTACAATGATACAGTACCACTCAAAGAGCTTATTAAAATGGTTTATGATGCATATAACGAAACAGAATCAGATAGCAAGTCATTAGAAGAGGGAGAAGAATAATAAATGTTAATTGATGTTTTGGGGTCATTTGGAAGCGGTAAGAGTTCGTTAGTAAGTATTTTGGGTAATGAATTCAACGCAAAGACGTATTTGGAAGATCCTGATAAAGTTCCAATTTTGAAAGACTATTATTCTGGTGGTAAAGAAACACGGAAACAGCTTGGATTTGCATTACAAATTGCATGGTTAGATACTCGGTATTCAGATTTACGCAAGGCTATTCACGATGAAAGAGCCATTATGGATTCTAATATTCTTGCTGATTCAATTGTTTATAACGTCTTATACAAGCGTAAGGAAACATCAGAAGCTGAATACAACATTTATTTGGGTTTGTTTAAACACATGATGGATAATGTTGCTGGTGATCCAACAGGTTGTTATCCTGATTTGTATGTTTATTTAGACATTTCTCCCGATTATGAAGTTGAAAATATTCTTGGTCGAGGTCGTAAAATGGAAACACAAGATCCTAAGTTGGTTGAATATTATCATTCGATTAACAAAGGATTTAAAGATTGGTATCAAGGATATACTCAATCGCCTGTTTTAAGAATTAATCGTGATGAATATGATTTTGTAAATAATTTAGACGATCGTAAAAAAGTGGTTGACAAAATTTCTAATAAGCTGATTGATCTGGGAATTAAAATTTAAGGCGGTTTTTTATGAAAATATTTTCGCATATTATTATTTTTATTATTAGTTATTTTTGGATTGCGTTTTGGTTTATGGCTTCTTCATCTTTGTGGCACAGTATGATGATTAGTAATGGATTTGTTAAAGGTATTTATTTTTCTAGTTTAGTAGTTTCAATTTGGTTTGTTATTTGTGGGCTATTTACATTGATTAAATCTTTCATATTCAAAGATTAAAAACATTTGAACTAATACATTTGTATTAGTTCTTTTTTTGTGTTAAAATCAATAAAGAGGTGTAAGTATGAAATTAAAATGTTATGGAGAACTATGTTTAAAAAATAATATTAAACACGATAAAAGTGAATTAGTTAAATATAAAGGTAAAAATTATTGCCAAACTTGTTTAAAGATAATAATGCAAGCGGACGAAGAAAAACAAACAATGTATAAATGCCTGTATAAGATTTATGGATCTTATCAACTCCCAGGGATTGTATATGCTCAAATTAAAAAGTTTATTGGGAGTGGAATGAGTTATCAAGGTATTTTTAATACGATTCAATACATGCAAGATAATCAAGGACGTGTATTCGAAAACAAATATGGTATTGGATTAGTTAAAAACTATTACTATGAAGGTCATTTATACAAGAAAGAAAACAAGAAGTATGACGTAAAGATGGGAGATCGTGTCATACATAGTAAGGTTGAAAACGTGGTAAAGAATCCAATAGAAAAAATTGATGAAGGAAGTTTATTTGATGATTAATCCAACAACAGTAAAAGCATTAACACCAACACAATCTATCTTCGCTGTCTTAGGTGCATTGTGCAACAAACCAGAATTACTAGCAGAATCGAGCGTCAAATTAAACAAATATGATTTTCCTAATCCATTGCATAAGATTATTTTCTTTGCGATCAATAATTTAATTAGTGAAAATGGAACGGTCAAGGAATTAAGTGCTTTTGATATTGACACTTATCTCCAAAAATTTGAAAGATATTATAAGATTTGGGATAGTGGCAAAGGAATTGACTATATTCAGAGTGCAAAAGACGAGACAAATATTCCTTTATTTAAAGAAAATTATCATCGTGTAAAGAAAATGTCAATCTTAAGGAAGTATGTTGATGAAGGATTCGATATTTCTGGATTGTATGATATTATGAATACAGACCCAGACATCCAAGCCAAGCAAGAACATACAATTGATAATATGGGCGAATCAGATTTGATAAGTTACTTTACTCGTAAAGCACTGGAATTAAAATCAGAAGTAAGTGAATGGGTTGAAGACGATCAGAAACATTTTGAGGCTGGTTCTAATATTGAAGATTTACTTGAAACATTAAAAGAAGCTCCTGATGTTGGCTTTCCTTTCAGAAGTCGATATTTCAATACATTGTTTGGTGGAATGAAGCCAAAGAAGTTTATGTTGCGTTCTGGTGGCACTGGAGCAACGAAGACACGTCAAGCGTTAGCAGACTTAATGTTTATTTCGTGCAGCAAGATTTATTCTCCTAAAAGAGATAAATGGTTTAGTTTAGGTGTTGTAGAACCAACACTTCTTATCTCAACAGAACTTGAAATTGATGAATTACAAAAGATGTTATTGTCTTTCATTACAAGAATTGATCCAAATATTATTGCTAGTGGAAACTACGATTCCAAAACATTAAGTATTTTGAGTGAAGGTGTTCAAGTTTTAAAAGAAGCACCTTTCTATATTGTTGAAATGGAAGACTTTAATGTTGAAGATGTTGAGAATGAGATTGAGAAGTATATTTTAAATTATAAAGTTCGTTATATTGATTTTGATTATATTCAACCAACTCCAAAGTTAAGTAAAGAAGTTCAAGATACTTTTGGATCACAACAACGTGAAGATCAAATTTTAGCAACCCTGTCAAGAAAATTGAAAGATATTGCTAAAAATAACAACGTCTTTATTGCGTCTTCTACGCAACTTAATGGCTATGGTTCTAGTGATGATCCTTATGTTTCAAGAACGCAAACAGCTTTGAGAGGTTCTAAGGCAATTGCTGATAAGGTTGATTATGGTGTTATCATGGCTAAACCAACGAATAAAGATTTAAAGAACTTAAAGAACATTATTAGTGACCCAATGAGTAACAAGAAACCAAACGCAAAACCAACGATGAGTTATTGGTGTTATAAAAATCGTGGTGGAGAAAGTATGATTGTTATTTGGACGTATCTTGAAGCCGGAACAATGAGAGAAAAACCATTGTTTATTACGGATTATAATTATGATCTCGTGGATATGAAAGAAACCAGAATTATTTTAGATGACAATGGTGACTATCATGTTGATGAGAAAATTGATTTTTAGCGGTGATTTAAATGGACTTAGAAGATATAAATAGTGTTCTGAAATATTTAAAAGTCAAATATAAAGAAGCTAATGATTTTTATATGATGAAAACAGTCTGTCATGGTGGAAACAGTGATAAACTATATTTATATAAGAATACATTAATGTTTGTTTGTTATACTCATTGTGGAAACATGAATGTTTATCAGCTTATTTCTAAAGTTAAACATGTTTCTATTGGTGAAGCTCATAATATATTTGATTTAGTGACAAAAGGTAAGAAAATAAATAGTTTTTCTTTTGTAGATTCTCAAAATCCTATGGATAAGTTTAAGAAAAAAGATGTTGAAAGAGAATCTGTTGAGTTTATTGATCCTAAAATTTTGAATATTTATTATGATTTGTATTCTGATGACTGGATTAAACAAGGTATTTCGATGAGAACGCAAGATAAGTTTGGAATAAAGTTTTCGATCACGGATAATGCAATTATAATTCCTCATAAATTTTATAATGGCAAGTTAATCGGAGTTCGTGAAAGGAATTTTGATAAATATATGGTAGATGAAGGCAGGAAATATATGCCAGTCTATTATCATGGTAAGTCATTGAGATATCCGATTCGTGAAAATTTGTATGGATTGTACGAGAATAAGAAAAGTATTTGTAGTTCTCGTAAGATAATTTTGTTTGAAGCTGAAAAATCCGTTATGATGTTGGATAGTTTTTACAATGGTCAAGGTAATGGAGTTGCTTTGAGTGGAAGTTCTTTATCTAATCGTCAAATTGAATTAATTTCCAATTTACCTATTGATGAAGTGATCGTTGGTTTGGATAAGGAATATTCAAATGATAATGTTAGAAGTGAAGACGTTAGAAAACAAATGATTGAAAAGAAGTTCAGTAAGTTGTCTGGTCGTTTTGCTGTTTCAGTTTTATGGGATCTAAATAATTTATTGGATAAGAAGGATTCACCAACAGACAAAGGAAAAAAAATATTTGAAAAACTAATGAAGCAACGTCTATTTTTATAATAGATGTTGTTTTTTGGATTCTAAAATGTCCATTTTACAAGCAACATTTGACAAAGAGCATCATTCATGATACTCTTTTATTGTAGATAATATAAAAGGAGATCAAATTATGAAAAATGATATTGAAAAAATTTTAGAAGATTATAAAATTGATGATTCAGATGGACTTAGTAATGATTTACAAGATTATTTAAAAGGTCAACTAGAAGATGCGTATAATGATTTAAAAGATGGTATTGATAATAGTTTATGGAATTTAAAGCATTAGTTGGGCGGGATAAAAATGACAAAGACGTTACAACAGAAAATTGATGACTACCAAAAGACAATTTCAGAACATAAAAAAGAAAACAGAAAATATTTTAGAGAGTTAGTTAGATTGATCCGTGTATGTGAGGATAAGTTTGGATCGTTTGTTGGTGCTCCTGCTGATTCACACGAGGCACAAAGCGTTAAGCTGCAAGAGAAAAAGATACCTAAAACACATTTTAAAGAAAGGTCGCTTTCTGATTTTAGTAAAAAAGGAAAATCAATTTTAAAAGAACAAATTATTTGTTTGTATAGAAATGGTTATGATTATTGTACTATCGCAAATATTCTGGGATTGCATATGAGATCTGTAAAAAATGTAATTAGATATCGTATTGAAGTATGTTAGTTTGACAAAGGCTATCGTTTGTGATAGTCTTTTATCATATAGAAAGAAGGAAAAGTATTATGAAGGATAAAGAGTTACAAAAAATCTTGAGTGGCAGACACGGAATTAAGATGTCTCTGTTTAAGACGAATCGAATGAATGATTTAATCAGAGGAACTTTACATGATTATGATATTGATGATATTGAAGAATTTGAAAAACCTAATGTTGAATTAACTTCTTCTGAAAATTTTGTTAATATGGATTCAATGTTAACATTAAATCAAGACTTGAAAAAAGGTAACAAGGTTTATACTTTAGTCGATTCTGATGTGGATGGTTATACTTCATCAGCTTTAA